ATCATAAGTAACAATTACATTACCAAAGTCAATATAATCATATACAAGTTGTGACACCAACAACTGAAAGTTAGATGCTTTTAGTTTCTGTTTTAGGTAGTTTACAATGGCCTGTCTTTTAGCTGCTAGGTCTTTATCTTTATTAGTAGCCTCAAAGAAAAACCAATTCTCAGATGGAAACAATGCAGCCATATAATTGGCATGTAGATTATCTCTAATCTGTGTCAATTTAGGTGTTACAGTGGAGTTCTTCCAAGGTAGTTTACTATTAGATGTTTTACGTGTATCAGTTGCAAAGATATAATTACGCAACTCTTGTTGGTCAGTTTTCCATACACTACGTGCTGTATCCCACCGCATCCACATGTCAGCAATCTTATTAGCTAAGCTGTCATCATTATAACTTACTTGTACATTCTCGTTCATTTATTATATCCTTTAATAAGAAACGCCACCATATTTAGAATTAAAAGCGACTACATTAGTGCGCTTTCCCCATGTCCGATTCGACATAGGTGCTTTACAAATCTCAATACAAGAAGCTAATGCATCCTTAATATCATCATGTTCAGGATTGTTCATCATTAATTCTTCTTCTAATGTCTGACAATTACCACCTTTATAATGCCATATCTGGTTATTACTATAACGTGGTTCTAAGATTGTAGCAATGCGTTCTGCTTTACGCATATTCTTAGGAGGATTATATTCGTCAATTGTAAATACAATGTTTTGACTACGCATATAATCTTTAAATTGTCCAACAATAAGACGCTGTGCAGCTACTACTTCACAACGCATCTTTTTAAATTTCCACTTACGATATATAAGTTCAGCCTTATCATACATAACAGATATTTTATTAGTTTTAAATCTGTCAATATCTAAGACATAAAAATTATTATCTTCATCTACTCCAACCACCATAATAACAGTGTAGTCAGAGTTTGTGCCAATAGAATAAGCAAAATCCATAGCAGCATAAATGTGTAAAAGTTTGTCTCCAAAATACCACGCTCCACTAAAGTTTTCAATCTTATCACGTTCATAATAGTTGAACCTACTACGATCAATAAGTTGTGTTTCTACAGCATTAGGGTTGTTGTAATATTGAGCATAGAACTGTGTTACATCCAAGTACTTAGCTTTCTTACGTGCCAACTCTCGTGCATCAAAGCCAAATGTTTTACCATCTGTTCTACGTTGTTTAGGCCAAAGAAATTCACCACCTGTTTCCACTACACGCTCAAATACTTCATACACTTCATTCTCAATCTCTGTCTCATCGTCATCAGACATGTATACTTCAGTCATTTCCATCATGTCTTTGTACAAGTCTCCGGGATGGTAGCGAGTACCTACAGCCCACTCTTTAGCACCTGTAGATTCAATTGAAGATAGTTGTGAGTAGAATGCTCTAACCTGATCTCTACCTAGCTGTGTATAAGCATTATCAGGCACTACAACGTCATCTAGCACAGCTACATTACAATGTAACCCTGTGACGTTAGCTGTAATACCTGCTGCTTTAATTGTAGCATCACGAACACCTTCTGCCTTACGCTTAGGGTGATCTACAGAGATTTCATCCATAGACCAACGCTCTCGTTTACCTTCCATCTCATTAACCATCTCAGGCCAATAGAATCTATATATGTCTGATAAGAATATATCCTTAACAGCTTTAAGTTGTTTTTCAGCCAAGTTAGCTGTAGCAGACACATACAACACTGTAGTCTCAGGGTGCTTAGTAACCCACCAAGCAACCCTATAAGCGATCATTGCACTTTTTTGATGGTCACGTGGCAACAAGACAAGTTGGTTGTCCTTAGCGTCTTCTCTGCTCCACCATGAACACAATTCCTCATGCACTGCACCCAGCATACGATGAGGTGCAATTAGTTTAATAAACGTCAAAAGATCAGCTTCTGCTGCCTGTTTAACCAGTTCTTTTTCAGTCACCACTTAACCTTATCTGCCCAATATGCAGCACTCATTTTGCCTTTAGCAATGTTGCTTGCATGTCGAGCTTTAAAACTCTCTCTACGTTTACGATAGGATTCAGACTCACCTTCTTTTTTAGGACTGCCTGATACACCCTTTTGACCAAAGCGAATAAGTTTTTCTTTGTCCCCTACTTTAGCCAGCACTGCGTGACTTTTAGTAGGATGACTTGGTGTGCGTTTAGGTTTGTTATATCCAGAAAATGTTTCTGAACCTTTCTTAATCATACATTATCTCCAATTTGTTCTGGTATACATTTATAACTAACTGTTAAATCAGGTCGTTGGTTCATCATATATAGTTCTAATGCTTTGTAATAGGCAACTTGCATACATGCTTCGTATGTTTCGTGTCTGCTACGGGGTTTATCCACAATTGGTGCAATACAGTTATTTAACGACAAACATAACACAAATTCTATTACAAACATAATGTGCCTTTACTAACGGTGTCTAGCTGTTTTCTTAGCTATATTTTTAGGTTGTGCAACAAACTGTTTACCTTTAGCATTACCTTTGGCTTTAGCCCTATTTGTTGCTGCTTTTTCTGCTGGAGACAATGCCTTCCAAGCAGAATCTGGTAAATAACGTTTTTTACCTTTAGATGGTTTGCCATCTGAGGTACGCCATTTTTGAGCAGTCCAATCTTTTAAGGATTGTTGTGGGTTCTTCATTTCTTTTTCTTAGGGGGTGTATGACTAAGTTTTTGACTTTTATCTGTATGTTTTGCACCAGTGTGTAACGCACTACCCATTTTGTGTGTTGGCCCAGTATATTCTTTACCATTAGGTAAATAATGTTTAACACCTTTACTCATGATTTATAACCTCCACCTTTAGCTTTATATTCTTTAGCAAGGAGTTGTGCCTTACGAGCACTCCATTCACCGGGGTCGCCACCCTTGCTACCTGCCTTAATGCGCTCAAACAAGGCTTTACGCATTGTAGGTTTTGTGTACACACCAGCAGCATTAACTTTAGATTTAGTAGTTTTCTTCACTTCATCTTCCCTGTTTTAGTGCGTGAAAAACTTCTATTGTTACTCTTACTAGTAACACGTAAATTACTTCTCTTGTTACCACCACCTTTACTAAGCGGTTTCTTATGGTCTACATCTTTACCATCACCCTTGCTAACTTTACCTTCTTCCATAAGTTTACGTCTAGCACCATTACGTTTAGCCCTGTCTTTAACAACAGATGGTTTACCATCATAGGCTTGTTGTTTCTTATAGTCTCTTTTCCCTGCGGTCATGTAAGGCATTATTTCTTTCCTCCTACAACAATACCAAGCCTAGCCATATCTCCTGCTATACGTCCTGTAGAGGGTGCTATAACCTCTTTAACCTCTTTAGGGCGACCTACAGGCTTCTTAACACCGCCATCTACATAACCCTTCTCAGCAAGCCATTTAGCGGCTGCTGTACCACCGGGAAGACGTGCATGTTGTTTCATTTGTGCAATTGCTTCAGACTGTAACTTCACTGCTAACTCTGCTTGCCATTTATCTACGTGTGGTTTAATTATGGGGTGATTACGTACTTCTTGCCAGTGTTCCCAATCACCTAGTAGTGCCATAGCAACAGAATATTCAGAGGGGTCACGACACTCTAAGAATATATCCTTACAGTGTTGTAACGTGTATACAGGTTTAAACTTTACATCTACACGAGCAAACTCCTTGAACAAACCAAGGATAACACGTTTACCGCTACCATCTAAGAATTTAGTTCTATCAGTCATTGTCATCAATTATAGTTATGTTACGAATCATGCCTCGTGGTATTTGTGTACGACACCCAACAGTGCCATCAGCAATATAAGAGGATGTTAATACTAACCCTTCAGGCCCATCATATAGAACGTATCCTATTTGACTTACCATTACAGGTTCGTATATAAAATCATCATGTGTTGTCCAAGGAGTATCATCTAAATCAGATGCATCCTCCCACTCAACATATGCCATTTTCATTTTTTACTTTTATTCTTAGCTGTACGTTGACCACGCTTAGGTAGGGACTTACCAGCTTTACTTAAAGCTATAGCAATTGCTTGCTTTTGTGGAACACCTTGTTTCATTTCTTTACGAATGTTTTCTGAAACTGTTTTATTACTACTTCCTTTTTTCATTGGCATGTTAAACGTTCCTTTCAAAGTGTGGACAATCTACAAGTGACTTAAAATTACCACCCCAACGATTTTTAGGGTGGAGACTTTCCCAATAATGACCAAGAGGTGCAATAATTTCTTTATCCCAAATGATCTTACCGTCTTTAAAGAAGTTTAAATCCATCGCACAACGCTTTAAATGGATAGAGTTCATTGTCTTACTACGGCCTGTCTTAAAATAAATAGCCTGTTGTTCTGGTGTACGTGCAAGTTCTCCACCTGTCACTTTAAAACCTTGTTCTGTAGCATATTGAATAAGCTTACACATGTCTAACAAGAAAGCTGCTTGGTGATCTGATAGACTCATTTCTTACTCCTTAAATCAGCTAGTTTTTCTATTGTTCTACCACCAAAATATGCACCCATTATAAGCATTCCCCACTGACCAAGCAAAGACACGTAAGACTCATTTGCATTCAAACCATAGGCACTCATCATAGCAAACACAAAGTAGCCTGTAAAAATGGCTATAAGGCTCATAGGACGTATGTTCTTGGATAACCATGAGTCAGATGACATATCTGCACTCCAACGATTAGACACATTATCTTCTTCGTTTTGTGCAGCTTTAGCAAACATCTCAAGTTCAGCAAGTTCCATCTTAGCCTTCTCAATGCCAAGTTCTAACAGCCGTTCTTCATGTGCATATTGTAATTCACGAAGTTTAGCTACATCTTCAGCACTAGGATTATCTGGAATCTTTACACCTAAAGTTTTTTCTACAACATCTTTACCCTTAGCTTGTATTGCACTAGACAATAGTCCTAGACCATTCTCTGCAAGTGTTCCTAGTAATGCACCTATAATTGGAATCATTTTTTATCCTTTTCATGTTCTAACTCTTTACGAAGTTGTTCTATTTTTTTTACTTCATAATGTACTTCTTGCCTAACAGTGTTAATATCCATTAACATAAACCCAATTATAGGCAACATTATTACAAATATAAACACCATTACAATTAAACCAATTAAAAACCCCATCTTATTTTCCTGTCTATTGTTATTAACCAAAACAGAAGGAGGAGGTATATAGTAATCAGACTCACTGCTCCTATTTGTAGGGCTTTGTCTTGTAGGGAGCTTATTAGTTTTCTTCGTTGCCATAATGCTTCCCTTGCTTTACGTTCTGCTATAAGCCTTTCTTGTGTTTGTTCTTCCTCTAATCTTGCATATTCTTCTTCAAATCTACTCCACACTGCACCTAATTCTGGGTCTACTTGATAAATTAAAAACTCTCTAAGTTCTGTTGCTTGTCTTTCTAGTTCTATTTGGTTTAATATGTTATCTAATGCTTGTGCTTTTAAACTTTTTGCAGGTTTCTTCTTTTCTTCTTCTATTACTTGTTTAACTTGTTCTTGTGCATTAAAGAAGTTGCCTATACAACTTGATATTTCTTTTGCTATTTTAGTAACATCATTACCCGCTGCTTTAGCATCTTTATAAAATGCAACGCCTTGTTTAATAGCAGCGAGGGCAGTGAACGCAATTGTAAAAGGGTCAATTTTATACTCCTATAATATTTTTAACAAACTCTGCTGCTACACCCGGCCCAAATAACACTGCTGCTATTACGGCATATAAAAGATATTCAATCTTTGTCATACGTTTATCGCCAGCTTCAAATGATTGTTGAATAGAAGCATATCGTTGAGCACAAACTTCTTCGTGTGTCATAAGTTTAGCTTCTGTTTCAGATATTAGTTTTTCACTCATTTACAGGCCATCCTTGTGCAGTTACCACAGCAATCAAAGCAGGTACATCAGCACAACCTTGGATGGCAGTCACAAGCCTTGTGCATTCAGCAATCACTGCCGCCCTGTATGTCACAGTATCAGCGGGTATGTCCACGCTACGCTCAACCTTGCGAATCACCATCCAATCAGACTGAGCCAGCAATTTGTTGGCGGTGTCTTTGACCTGTGCAATCCACTGTGACTTTAGTCCTTTGGTGACAAGTCGTTCAGATGAATCAACCATTGCTTGTGTGGCAGAGTCATAGACTTGCACATACATGGGGTTGCCATCCTCGTCAGATTCTTCTCTGTCATTCAACAGTTTGGGGTTGTCTACGCCCCAGTAAAATCTGTCATCGTATGTGGTAGTCACATCTGCCACCTCTGTGATGCCAACAGCATTCTTCTCTGCAATGCTTGTCAAGCGTAGCCAGTTTGCTGGATAGCTTGTGCCATCAATGGTGAATGGTGTGTCAAGTGGGAGTGGTGAGCCATTGAGTAAAAACATGAGTTACCTCGCAAGTGAATTTTTGTTTAAGTATTTGATAGCTTTTTCCAATAATTCTGTATTGTCTCGCATCAAGCCTAAAGCACGATTACAGCAGTCACAAAGCAATCCACGAACCTTGCCTGTTGTATGGCAATGGTCTATGTTTAATCTAGTTTTGTGCTGGTCTTTGGGTGGCTCTGCTTTACAAATAGCGCACTTGCCATCTTGAGCAAATAACATTTCCTCGTATTCTTTAAAGCCCATTCCGTAACTGCGTTTCATGTGCAGTTCAAGGTCATATTCTTTTGTTTGGCTACGACCATGTTTATATGCTGGAGCATCTTTACCTTTACGCAATTGCAAACAACCGCAGGATTGAGTTCTGCCTGTTGCCATTTGGCTAAACCCTACAATTTTTTCAGTTCCACAATCGCACATAACTCGATATTTAAAACTGCCGTTTCCTGTGCGTGATTCAGTTTTTTCCAATAGCGTAAGCATCGCTATCTTTGTGCCTGATTGGTCTTGATGAAAGCGTCCTTGTGGCATAGTATTCCTCAACGCCCGAGAGCCGATTTAAACGGCACTTCGGCAAAGGCGGCATAGATTAGGGTGTTTGAGGTGTTTATGTCACCCCAACTTAATCGAATCTTAAATCCGTTTGAAAGAAAATCAACGCCACCAGCAATACCCGTAGCCCCGCTGTTTTCTGAATCAGCGGTATTTGGTGCTAATTTTTCACCTGTTACATTGTATGTACTTCTTGCTGAATCAAACACCACCCATGTTCCACCAGCAACTACTGATGATTTAATAAGTAAATATCTTGGTTTGAATCCAAGATACACAAAAGGCCCATCAGCAGAACTATTGCCTGTGTATTTACCAAATGCAGAGTATCCAGCTACTGCGGCAAAGCAGTACATAACCATTGTTGTATTAAGAGCCATCATTGTTCCGTTGCCCAAAGTGACAACAGTAGATGTTGGATTAGTATTTCCCCAATAGGATGTGTTGGTAGTTGCCGCACCAGTTGTTTGTAAATTCAAATACTGTGATGCGGGTGTTGTTAATCCTGTGTGATAAACACCCCATGAACCAACCGCACCACGCTCTTTGGTAATTACCATTGCTGGGGCAACACCAAGACCATGCCCAACAGTTACAGCACCTGAAGAACCAGTTGAAGTAAATGTCACCACGCTAAAGCCAGCAGTGGGGTTTGCTCTTACTTGTGATGAGATTGTCCCGCTGGTGTTGGTTACAGTTGAGCCGCCAGCGTTCCATTGCCAGCCGACATAGGTTTGCGAGTTGCTGTTTGCCATGCCAATAGCGTCAGTGCCAAGGCTAAATCCAGATGAGGTAAACGCTGTGACCGCACTAACCCCCGATCCGCTATATTGGTTTTCTGCACCTGTGTTGTTGCTAACAAGATAACTTGTTGCTCCAACAACAGAGTTTTGTAGATAGTGGTTTTGAGTACCGCTTCTATTTTTAATCCAAACCAAGTCAGGTTGAAATGAAATACCATTAACAGCATTGCTAACAGCTAGTGTAGTGTTTGTACCCGTGTAAGTCGTAGCCGCCATGTAATTAGCACCATTGCTAATCGTAGGCGTAGGCAGATTTTGCGTGTTCAGTGCTTTGAAACCTGTGGGTGGTGTGTAGCTGAATGGGCGTTGACC